CGACGTAGTACTGATTCAATTCAAGAGTGTAGTAGATAACTCGTTTACCCATCTTCAGTGCGGGTATTGCCATATTAACAAGAACCCATGACTTTGCACCACCAGCGGGGGCTACCACTAGTCCTAACTCACCGTTGCCTAAACCATTACCCATTATATCATTCAAAACTGGCCACGGGGTCGGTATGACCCGTCGAGCACCTTCACTATACCGTGTAATTAAGTCGTCATATTCATGTCCAACATCTCTATCGCTACCAGCATTAAAAGCAGTAGTCATAGTTTTCAATATCTGATCATATCTACCACCTTGTAGTAAGTCTACTGACTCAAGTAATGCAGTCTTAATGCGTTGATTTTTACAAAACTCAATAACTGAATTCTTCACGTAGTCTAAGTCAGACGCCTCTCTAAACGTTCGTACCTCTCGGAGAGACTCCCGAATTGCAGTTGTTAACGCTGCATCTGTCATATCAATCATTTCAGTCCTGAAGACGTCAGCGGTAGGTACGTTCTTATACTTTTCAAAATGCGTTAAAATTGTTTTTACAATCCACGTATTCGCCTGCGACTCGAAATAATCAGGCAATATCAGATCAAAGACTTGTTGAAGAAACGCACGATCAAACAGAAGTGCAGATATAACTTTTAATTGAAATGATCTACCATATTGCGCAAGAGTATCCACTGCCGTATCAGCCATATCAATATCAACCTTTCTTGTTTCTAAATGCCTCTAGCTGCGAAAAATTATGTCCTAGCCACCACTCGGCACGAGTAAATACATTATGAACTTTATCTTCTTGTATCATACGTAGCAAACCAACTTTGTTAAGTTGCGGTATGTCCCCCTCAACGATTGCTCTAATCATTGACTTGGCAGTACCCGATATATCGACGTCAATGAGTTGGACGAGCTTGTAGTTCAACTCTAGCTGAGATATGTTCTCCTGTAGAGCCACCATTGCCTTCGTCTTACCGTCATAGTCTTTAATCTTTTCCAAGATACTATCAAACTCAACTGACTCAGTATTAGACAACTCTGGAAATTGTTTCATTATCGTCTTCTCCCCAAAACCACGTATCCCAGGTATACCGTCACTATTATCTCCTAGCAATGCTTTGAATATCACGAAGTTACTAGCATGAATGTTATACTCCTGCAACAACGTAGATGGGGTGTATAACTTCTTCTTTATAGGAGAGTACACCGACACAGTATTGGAAACTAGCTGTAGGAAATCTTTATCATTCGAGAGTATGGTAACCGACTCGTCAAAATAGTTCGCTAGATATGCTATTACGTCATCAGCTTCAACGTTGTCAATGATAATTGTAGTTATCGGTAACTCTTGTAGATAATGATATGTGCGTAGCAATTGATACTTCAATGCATTCTGCTCATCTACCAAGTCATCAAAACCAACTGCACGATTTAGCCGAGACTTCATTGCTCTATTATTTTTGTAGTCAGGAAATAGAGCACGTCTTCTAGTAGACCCGCCCTTCCCATCAAATACTACAATCGCTCTCGTAGGATTTATCATCTTTATTGTGGATGCCAGTGACTGAAAGAAACCGACTAGACCACCCACGTGAATTCCATCACCATTCATCGTCGGTATGGCTGAGAACGTTCGGATAAACAAGTTCATACCATCTACGATGAGAACTTTGCTGTCTCTCGTGTATGAGACACTATCTTCCTTCTCCTTACCCACCTCCGCCATAATGTCTTTATACTTCTGCTTAAAACTCATTATCGCCACACTGTTTATGAAAGAGTATACAATATACACAAATGATTTCACATAGCCAAATGGATTAGACTAAAAAATGTGGGAGACGATGCCTCCCACATTTTCACTTGTTACTCATCTATGACGTCGTCTTCTTCAACCGATACATCATCTAGCCTAGGCGCATCTAGCGTCCTATAGATCATAATAACCTTGTCGGCTATCTCATCGTATAGAGCCTCTTTGTTCACGGGGTTATTCATTATCTTCTCAACAAAATCCTTAGACTGAAACTTGATCAGTTCACCAGTTTGTTTGTTGACCCACGAATACCATGCACCCGACAACGTAGCTATACCATAGTCCTTCATAGGGCGTAACCAGTCTGAATATGTATCAATGCCTGAATTGTAGTAGACATCAATCTCACATTCTCGATTTGGCGGCCCCATCTTGTTCTTAAAAACTTTTACTTTAACTTTCTTACCGATCTCAATCTTCTTACCATGAGTTTCTTCCGTCAATGAACCAACAGTTGTTAGACGTAGGCGCACGGAAGAATGGAAAGGTATTGCTTTACCACCTGGGGTGGTATATGGATCGGAGAAAGCTGGAGCATTGAGTTTTGTACGAAGTTGATTTGTAAACACTAGGCATATACGTTCACGACCAATCATATTGGTAATCTTACGCATTGCCTTACTAATAATGATAGCTTTAGCAGTAGCATAGCCGTCCTTATCAAAGTCAGCGGCTAGCTCAGTCTTTGTAGTCGCCCCCGCGATAGAATCAACTACAATAGTAACAAGTCGATCTTTATCAGAAACTCTAACTTTCTCAATGATGTTCTCAATTGCTTCAAAGATGTCTTCAATCGTCTCTAGTGGAACGTATAGCATCTTAGAGGTATCCACCCCAATTGATGTCATAAAATCTATGGAGGCGGCGTTTTCAGTATCAATGAAGACAGCGAACCCGCCAGACTTTTGAGTATTAGCTAGGATATGGGCGGCAATAAGTGACTTGCCGCTCTGTTCTAATCCTGTAATTTCAACTACTCGGCCAACTGGTATGCCCCCATGTTTACGATTTGAAATCGCAAGGTCCAGAATATCCGAACCAGTTGATACCCACTCATGAACTATAGTAGGCGCGTCATCATCACCTTGAAGAAAGTATGCAGTCTTTAAACTTGAAGCCTTAAACTTCTTGTTTAAGTTGTCTGCAATAACTTGGCCTAGTTCATCTTCTAAACTACTTTTTGTCTTAGACATATATTATCTCGCAACAAATTAATTATCGCCGTTCGCACCAAAGAGAGCATCAAACTCATCTTTGTATGCTTCACTTTGCGCAACGGTCTTTGTTGTCTTCGCTGTCTTAGTTGGTGTCGCAACCTCTTCATCATCGTCATCGACATTGCTCTTACTAGCTTTCGATGACGTTGAAGTCTCACTAGAATCATCATCAACACCACCATCATCCAATGAGTTTGCATAATCTTGAAGTAATTGCTCTAACTCATCATATGTTGGCTCAGGATATAGCTCACTAATCTCTGGTTGGTTCTTAATAGTTTCTAGTACATCAGAATCATCCGACACAGGAGTCTGACGTGGTTTTACAACAATCTCAGTCTCTGTGTAATTCTTACCCGTCTCTTCAGGGGACTTGATAATTACCGTGATGTCCCGACCTTCTTTGATGTCTGTAATATCTCCGAAATCTGGATCGGTTAGCGTCATAAGAAGTCGTTCATAAATCTTCGCGCCGAAGCCCCAGAACTTAATACCTTCATTTTCTTTACCGCGAACAATGATTGGTGCATATGTACGCATCTTAGGTTGCAGCTTCTTACTCAGAAGCCAATCTTCTTTCTCACCAGTCTGCTTTAGCTTGTCTGCAAATTCAACGATCGGATCGGGTCTCCCAAACGTTGCAGGGGAGAGGATTGTTCTCTTATTGAAGTTGTAATGAAACAACAATTCAATAAATGGTGACTCTGGATTATGAACGTACGGAACAATCCGAATTGTGTACGTTCCAGGCTTTGGCTTCCAAACGTGATTATTACGATTAGAAGAATTTTTCAATGAGGTCAAACGCCCCTTGAGCTTTTCAAGGTTGATACCCATATAACACTCCACAAATAATGATTAACGATTAACGACCAACTATCAATTGATCAACACTACAAGTCTACGGAATTTTTAGCAAACTACCAAATAATTTTTGTCAACTATCAATTTTTTTCGTTTAATTTAGTTGGAACAAGACTTCACCGAGCTGTTCCTCATCTATACCTTTGTACTTAAATGTCAAGACGTCATTCGCCTTACGATACTGAATTGGGAAGATTACCTTCTTCATAATAAGCTCATCAACCTTACGGATTATAGTTGGTTCGGAGACAACTATTACCATCTTCTTAGTATCAATTACTATGCCATTCGGTAACGTTATTACACCACGAACCTCGGTTGATAACTCTCTCCACTTAAACTCACCGTCCATCGTAAACTCTCGAAGAGTTCTAGTTAACTCTTCACGTATCAGACGATCTAACGCTATTGAAACGCGCTTAGATTCATCAGTCTTCTCAGAACTTTTCGGAACTTCTTCATCCTTCTCGTTAGCAGTAGGCTCTTTCTTCATTGGCTTTACAACTGGCTTCTCCACCGTAGGCTCTTCCTTTGGCTTCTCCTTCGGAACGGGCTTCTTTTCAACAGGGGCAGACTTCTCCTTAGACGGCGGCTTCTCTGAAGGTTCTTCCTTAGATTCAGGCGGAGTCTCCGCCGTAGAATCATCAGGAGTCTTCTCCGGTGTCTCTTCCGGCTTCTCTTCGGGAACTTCAATGTTGGTTGAACCTTCAATGCTCTTGTTAAGGGCAGTAACTACCGCAAGTGCTGGAGTCTTCAGCGCAGCCGTTAACTTCATGAACAATTCACGATCCGCCTCAGTTAACTTAGACTGGATGTTTCGCCCTGCACGAGAAAGTAGTCGGATGACCTCCTTCTCACGCGCAGCAGACGCATCCTCGTCAGTAATCTCTTTGTTCTTCAACTTATTAACTGCGCTATACATTGAGTGTAACACTGTATTACCAGAGAATCTAGCAGACAGAGATTTCAGTTGCTCTGAGTTCTCAGAGAAGATGGGAGTTCTACTGACGCTCTTCATCCACTTCATAATAGTTTGAGCACCAGCTTCTGGGAAGAGAACGATTAACGATCCTGGCTTGTTTTCAAGTAACGTACCAAGTTCAACGAACACTATACTCTTTATGCTTTCAGCAATTGAAGTACCAATCTCTTCACGAAGTTGCTTTCTCATGTTATGGCACCAATGTTATGTTTTTTGAAGACTGATTATAGTATAGGCTCACACTAGTTTCCTTATTAAAGAAGTGTAGCTTCTTTCCAATAGGTTTCTTGTACTCGTATCCTAAATCCTTCAGTGCTTTCACTGTCTGAGCTTCAGGGTACATGCTCGTCTGAATAGTGCTATTTTCGCCCATTGTGATACGATTTAAGACAGTCTTTATCTCAGAGAAGATAATTTCCGCCCCAGAACCCTCGTCTAATACCGATGACCGTCTAAAATCACGCCACCGCTCTAGCAAAGAATCTGCCTCTCGAATAATCCTATCAGTTATAGTGTCTTTGACCGTTTTCATGTGCATTCTCATCTAGTCTGAATATGTCTATAAATATCTGGCAACTGTGAATTTTGCACCCATTAACGCGATGGAAGCTGTATGACTTCCGCTGTCTTTAGTCTAAGTTTATGAAATCCATCGGGGCGTTTAAGTAACAAAATATCCCTAAAACGTTCCCAATCAATCTGAAACGATCTGTCTAATACTCCATTATTCAGGGCGCGAATAAGCTCATTCAACGCGTTTATAGTGTAGATGGTGTTGGTCTCGCGTTTGCGATGCACCATTATGGAGTTTGGCAGAAATACCTTCCGCTCATTCATTTGAATGTTGTATGAAACTATAATTTCAGACGGGAGATCAACACTAGTCAATACAAATATTTTATCATTTGGAACTATGAACTTGTGCGAAATAGCTTCAGTAATCGCCTTCAGTTCGTTCTTCTTAATGAATGTGCATAATAGTTGAGTGCGCAATACCTTTCTCTCAGTTGTTAGTAGTTTGTTTTGGATTAATCTGTTGACGAATACCAGTCGTCTCAATGCCAAGTTCCGCGTTTGTCTGCGCTATCCTCTTTGCAAAGACTGGGTGTAGTTTAAGCTCCAACGCAGGGGCGGTGTCGTAACCTTGTCCCTTAGCTCTAACATAAATCTTAGAGATAGGCAACGCCTCTGATTTATTTGATGCCACATACATAAGTTCATAGAAACCACGTTCATTCGTACGAACGACTAAGTTAGCCTTCAAATCTTCGTAAGACTTTACCTTAAACAAGTGTTCAAGTACATCCTTAAATACTGGAATAGAACCTATATCAGCGTGAGAAGTCTCGTTAAATAGAGAGCGAAGCGGAAAGGCCTCGTCAATCTTCTCCATTAATCCGTCGCGTAGTTGCTTATCCCGCACAATCTCAGCTAAGTAATTTTTAGCAAAGTCACCGATGAGTGCATAATGAGAATCAAGTTTTCGACGAAGGTTACCGTTGCCAGAGCTAGCAAAATACTCAGACATCAACATGATAGCCTTTAGATATGTTCGACTTGATGCACGTCTACTTGATGACGACAATAAAGCCTTCTTGAACTCTTCACTCTTCGCAGGAGCGACCGCTAGTGTCTTCAATGCGGTTGTTAGGAGTTCTTTATCAGATGCATTTTCACCAACGGTCATAGTAACAAATTTTTCATCTATCTTAGGTGCTACTCGTTTTCCAGCATTTCTCGGTACGAATGTCTCAAGATCATTGGCGATATTCATGGCGGATAACGTTAACTGATCGCTATACGTGCGAGGATTTA